CTCAAATGGATTCAGCTATGAAGATAGCAAGTGTTATCGCAGATCATAGTGAAGATAAAACCCTTGATGGTGATTGTGTTATTTCTGGACTTGTTTATCGATTAATGGTTCCTATGGAAAATACTGAAATGATGGATTCATTGACAAAAGCAAATGATATTATGAATGGTGATTCAGATTCTGATTATGATTCTGAAGAAGAAGAAGAATTAGAAGAACAAAGTAAAAAGTTTGATATTGAACTAAAAGATAAATCTTGGAGAAATATAAAAAAAAATAGTTGTGAGTGTGATGTATGTTCTAAAGTAAGAGAATGTTTGGATAAATATAAAACATATGAAACTTATGATCCAATGGTAACTAAATTTAAAGAATCTATTGAAACAACATGTAAAACACATAAAATTATTATTTAACATATTTAGTTCCGGCAGCATGTCTAAGTGTTTTAATATTTCTTTTTTTCCAATCATATCCAGTTGTTTTTTCATTCATAATATACATATCACCATTATCAAGAGTAAATTTTATCCTTTCACCAATAGGTTTTGAATATTGATACCATTGCCAATGAATAGGACGACTTTCACCTAAAGAACATGCTATTACCTTTTTCCTTTCAGAATCTCCATGAAATCCTATTCCACATTTTTCAGTATTATAATAATAATTTCCTTCAACTTCTAAATTATTTGCTTTTTCTCCAAATAACATACCCATTGATGATTTCCATTTATTTAATAATGGAACTTTTTCATATGAAATAATTGTTCCTTTTCCATTTTCATAACTTGGTTCTTGAAAATATGTCCCATAACAAACATTATATCTTGCATGTTTGTTAAGTACTTTTTGTCTTCTTCTATCCCAGTATTTTTTATCCCAATCAAAAGTTAATTGTTCTTTATATAGTTCATCAGGATCAATATTGAAAATTGTTTTTACACCATTTTTAATAATTAACAATCCCGCTTTATCTTCATTTGTATCACCTAAGCAATAATAATTAGAACTAATTTCTTTTTCTAATAATTTCTTTTGAATAAATAATAACTCATCATTAGAAAATCCTTTATCTGATAATCCATTACCATTAATCTTCATTCCAACATGATTTTCAGATTGTTCTCCAGCAGTCAAACAAATTGCCATTTTTTTTTTAATTTAAAATTAATCAAATTTATTTAAGATAACAATCACGACAAACAGCTATGTAATCACCATCTGATCCAACTAATATTTGTTCTTTTTTATCTGATAATCTTTTTGAAAATATACCAGGTGTTCCATTTTTACATAATGAACAAAATGCTTTTAATTTAACTATTTCATCACATAATGGATATAATTTATGTATTTCACCAAAATTTTGTCTATCTGAATCGCCATCTAATCCTACTACTATAACATTTTTCCCTTTAATTTCAACTTGATCTATAACAAATAATAAAAGATCTTCAAAGAATTGTGCTTCTTCAATAATTATATATTTTACATGAAAAGGATTTTTAAAATCTGTTAATTTTTCTATAGTTTGACATTCATATTCTTGTTTATTATGAGTGCAAATTTTATTATCACTATATCTATCATCAATTTTAGGTTTAATAACAAAAGGTATTTCATTAATATGTTTTAATGAATTAACTATTCTTAAAATTTCTGTTGTTTTCCCAGAATACATACAACCAAGAATAAGTTTCAAAGACATTTATAATAATTATAAAATAATAATCAAATTTATTTAAATTTCTTTTTAGATTTTTTCTTTTTAGATTTCTTTTTAGATTTTTTCTTTTTAGATTTCTTTTTAGATTTTTTCTTTTTAGTCTTTTTTTTAGATCCTCTACTTTTTTTTCTGTGAATATAATTAATAAATTGAGCAACTATTTTTATTCTTTCTTTTTCTGATACTTGTGCATCAGATATCTTATTTGCTTTAATTAATCTTTCTTTATAAATTTTAATTATATTATTATGTTGATTTTTATCAGCTTCTTCTATAAATCTGTGAATGAATCCTTTTTGTGATGAAGTTGTTAAAAATTTACTTATTGTTTCAATTAAATCAAAATCAATATCCCCTGTTTTTGCTAATGATAGTGTTTGTTCACTTTTTAATAGTTTAGAAATATCAGAAAGATATTCAGCATGAATTCTTTTTGTTAATTCATTATTAATAGGTTTATCACCATCATTGTCTTTTAATTCAGGATCCGCTCCGTTTTGTATTAATAATTTTATCATATCTTCATCTTCATATTCAGTTGCCCAATGTAATGGTGTTAAATGAAATGGTTTGTCTCCTATATTTGGATTGGCATCATTATCTAATAATAATTTAACAATTTCATTATGTTGGTTTTCACAAGCATGATGTAATAATGTATAACCATCATCATCTATCTGATTTATATCAAAATCATGTAATAAATCAATTACTACATCTATTCTATTATTTATTATAGCTGTTTTTATTTTATTATAATTATCCATATATATATGAATTATAAATTTATATTTGAATTTTAATAAAAATGTAATTTATCTATTTTATATAAAGCATCATAAATATTTGGATAACTATTATCTACAAAATCATAATTAGAACGTATATGATAATTAGGATGAATCCAAATGGTGTACCAACCTAAATTTTTAGCCATTCTTAAATTTTCTAATAAATCATCAAAGAAAATAAAAGTATTTTTAGAATCTGTATTATAATCACCATAAAGTATATTTTTCTGAACAAAATCAAATGATTTTATATGTGGTTTCATATAAGGTATTGTATCTCTAGCAAATATTTTCTTAAATGATTCTATTTTCATTTTTTCAATAACCAATTCAGCATGACCATGTGTTCCATTTGTGAAAATAAATGATTTATAAGGCAATCTATTAAATAATCTTATTAAACAAGGATCGGGTCTAATATTATACATATCATTTGGGTTGGGGGGATGAACAATAACAGTATCATCCAGATCAAAAATGAAATAAATCATATTATTAATAAATATTTAATTTTCTTTATATTTATTATATTCATCTTTTAAAAATTTTATATAATCTTCATCTGGTTTGAATATTTTACTTGGACGAACAGGTGTATAAAAAGCAAAAAATAAATCCATCATTGATTTAGCTACCATTGAAGAACAAATAATTGATGTTGCTATAACATTCTTTTCTATATAATCATTTACTTCTTTAAATAAAGCAGCCCATTTCATCATATACCTCATATTAATCATAATTAAGTTTTCTATATTAATGATCATACAAAAAGGAAAATCAACAATTTTAGTAAAGAATTCACGATACCATTCCAATAATTCATTAAATTCTTTTTCACTTGGATTTATTTGATTTTCAATATTTATATAAAGCATTTCACCTTGTAACTTAAAAGATACAAAATTATTTTTCTTTTCCATTTATAAAGATAATATATCATAAAAAAATTTTAAACTTATTTTTTGATAAAAATTAAACGATATTTAAAAAAATATTAATAGTATTACTGATGAAAAAAATAATGAACGGTGAAAAACTTTTATCGGATGAAGAAAATAGATATGTTATCTTTCCGATTCAACATGAATCTTTTTGGAAAATGTATAAAGAAGCAGAAGCAAACTTTTGGACTGCTGAAGAATTAGATTTAGAAAAAGATCTAAAAGACTTTAATAAATTAAAAGATGGAGAAAAACATTTTGTAAAAAATGTCCTTGCTTTTTTTGCAGCAAGTGATGGAATTGTAAATGAAAATCTCGTTGAGAAATTTTGTAAAGAAGTTAAGATTTTAGAAGCGAAATTCTTTTATGGTTTCCAAATTGTTATGGAGAATATACATTCCGAGACTTATTCACTACTTATTGATACCTATATTAAAGATGAAACAGAAAAAATTAGATTATTTAATGCTATTGATACTATTCCCAGTATTAAGAAAAAAGCAGATTGGGCTTTAAAATGGATTAATGATGATATGCCATTTGGTATTCGGATTATAGGTTTTGCTGCAGTAGAGGGTATATTTTTCTCAGGATCATTTTGTTCTATTTTTTGGTTGAAAAAGAGAGGATTAATGCCTGGATTATGTCATAGTAATGAATTAATTAGCAGAGATGAAGGATTACATACAAGATTTGCTGTTCTTATGTATCATAATTTACAAGTTAAACCTGAACCAGATCAAGTGTATGAAATAATTAAAGAAGCAGTTGTAGCAGAAAAAGTATTTATTACAGAATCATTGCCTTGTGCTTTGATTGGAATGAATAATGATTTGATGGCTCAATATATTGAATATGTTGCTGATAGATTATTATTGATGCTTGGATTAGAAAAAATTTATAATGCTGTAAATCCATTTGATTGGATGGAATTAATTTCTGTTCAAGGGAAAACTAATTTCTTTGAAAAAAGAGTTGGTGAGTACTCAAATGTTTCAAATCCTAATTCCGGCGATAACTCTTTCGGTTTGGACGAAGAGTTTTAGATTTTCTTTTGGATTTACGTTTTTTAGATTTTCTTTTAGATTTTCGTTTTTTAGATTTTCTTTTAGATTTTCGTTTTTTAGATTTTCTTTTAGATTTACGTTTTTTTGTTTTTCTATACTTTTTTCTACCTTGAAATAATAATAATAATGCTTCTGCTGCCATGATTTCAATATCATTACGAATTATAACTTCCAGAATTTCAAGACTATTCATATCATCACATACTTGAGTATTGGGAAAATTACTTATTATACTACTTAAAATTTCAGTACTTTCTTCAACTTCTTCTGCCATTTCGTCTATAATTGGTTTATATCCTTCATAATCTTCATAATCTATATCACATAAATCGCCTTGTGTTTTTAAAGCACCACCGAGAATTAACTCGTCGGCGTCATCGTCGGCGTCGTCGGGGACGGCGTCGTCATCTTCACCAGTTACATAATGTGAATGATTAATCCCATCACCACCACCATAAATTTCAAATTTAAGATATTCTTCAGATTTTCCTGGAAAAGTTTTAATTACATTTTTCATATGGAATTTTCCTTCATCATGATCTAAAGTTGTTAATAATGACAATGTTCTTATATTTATTGAACATTTTTTAATAATGTTATCTAATATTCTGGTTTTAAAACTTTTTAATAATTTAGTTTTAAATTCTGTCCTTAAAAAAAAAGATCCGTATTTTGAATTGCTTTGTTCAGGATCAGAAAAATTAGGTTTTAATGGTGGATCATCAAGATAAATTTTTAAGTCATGTGAATTTGGGCGTGAACCATTTATTTGTGTGCATGGTGGAAAACAACCTATAATACAAACAGCATCCTTTCCTTTCCATTCAGTTCCAACACTGATATCACTATGTAAAATAGGTGTGGGTGTTCCTACTAAGTTATGTTTTATCTCAGAATAATTTAGATCTTTAAAATCTTTGATACGTACAATAGTTGTATTACTAGTTCCTATTTTTTTTGGAAGATATCTTTGTATTTTCCATTCACTATCATCATCCTGAAAATATTCATATACTCCAATATATTTTGGTGATATATTTTGTTCATAGTTTTCATTATTACCTAAATATATTTCCATATTACGATATAATTGTTCTGTTGAATCAAGTGAATCAAAATAACCTGCTCCACTTATTACTTGATTAAATAAACTTAATGGTCCATCTCTTTCTTTATCTACCTTTAATGCGCCTTGTTTAAATGCTGAATTATCCCCACCACCTACTAATTTTATATATTTACCATTTCTTTGACATCTAATAATCTCTACATTATCCCCTAATTTTATTGGTTCGGCGCTAATTATTTCTCCATTAGCATCTTTTTGAATTAGTCCATGACCATGACAAACTAAAAATAAAATAGGCATATATATATATATTATTTTATTTTAGAAATCTTTCAATATTGGATTTAGATTTATTTTTACCTTTAGATTTTGTTTCGGGGAATTTAAGACTAAATAATCTTTTTTCTTCATCAAATTGTAAAATTTTAATATTTTTTATGATTCCTGTTTCTTTATCATAAATAATATCAGAACTTTTTGTTAATTTATTTTTACTACAAGCATTACTTAATAGTTTATTACATTTTTCTATTTCTTTTTCACTTAAAGAATATTCTTCTTTAAGAGAATTCTCTACAAAATGTTTTAATCTATTGATTTTACAACCTGTATCTAATCTTGTCCATATTTGATTATATAGTTTTTCTTTTTCCATATCTATCATTTTATTTATTTCATTTTCAGATTTAACTGTTCCATAAACATTATTTGATTTGCTTCTTTTCTCTATCTCTGTTAACTGAATAGGTTTTTTATGAACATTAACATTAGGATTATTTTTTAAATTAATATCATTTTCATCATCATTTATATCTTCAATTACTTCGTGAAGGATATTTTTTAGATCTGTCATGTTTATATATATTATTAATTTTTCCTTAAATAATCAAATTTATTTATAAATATTATATTTTATATATATTATGGATTCTGAAGAAATAACTGAAGAATTGGCGCAAATGACAAATGTTATGGGTATTAATTATGTTCGACCACCTGTTCTTGATTTTAATAAATTAAGAGAAACAAATAAATATACTGAATATGAAGTAATTACTAAAAATATAACCGATCAAAGAAATCCAGGTGATGAAAATCATTTAACAAATTATGTAAATTCATTTATTTTTTGTGCTCCTTCATTTAATATAAAAGTACCGAAAAAAGAATATATGATAAAAAAAGATGGAACAAAAAGATTCGCATATGCGGTTGGAATGTTTCCTAATCCTAAAAATGGTAAAGCTAGTTACTTAGATGGTTGTATACTTGCTGGTCTTGGATTAAAAAGACAAGGAACAAATGCTGATATTATTTGTTTTATTACACATGATATAAGTGAAAAAGATAAAAAGAAATTAGAAGTAGTTTTTGATAAAGTAATGTATGTCCCTTATATTTCTCCTTATGAAATGGGTGGTAAAGGAGATTTAAAAACTATTAAAATGGACCCAGGTATTTTTAAGAATTGTCCTGGATATACAAAAATGCATCCTTACACGCATGTATTTTTTAAATTACATATTTTTAATCCTGCTTTATTCCCATATGAAAAAGTATGTTTTGTTGATTCTGATTTAGTTCCTATGAATTATTATGATTCGTTATTTTTATTAGATTGTCCTGCTGGGTGGGTTGAATACAGAAAAAAGATTCCATATTTAGAATCTTTTAATTGGGATAGATGTGACTTTTTAAAACATGGTCAAAAAATACCAAGTATATTTACAGATGTTGATACACCTGCAGGTGCTGATGTGAACGCAGGTTTATTATTAGTTGAACCTAATAAAAAAGAATATGATGATATGATTAAAGAATTACAACAACCTATTGAAAAATGGATGGGGAAAAATAAATATCATAAAGGATTTTATACATTTAATTTTGATACACCAAAAGGTAATAAATTTATTGAAAGTTCATATTGTTTCCCAGAACAGAATTATTTAACAAAAAGATATTCTGGAAAATGGCATTATATTGAATTCGCTTTTCAAAGTTGGGCATTAGATCCTTGTAATTCTTTTGGTATTCATATGGCTGCTTTCAATCCTAAACCCTGGTTTAAACAACCTAAATCAGGAGCGATTAAAATTTCAAAGAAATATCAACCATATATTAAAAGTCGTAAGAAAAAAGTGCGTTTACCAATCGCTTTAAAAGAAAATACAAATATTAATTATGAAAATATTACTTTTTCCTATGAATTATTTAATGAAGTTATTGTTTGGGGATTAGTTAATTATCCTGATTTAAAAGATTTCTTTGTTCACGATACTGAAATCCATGGTAAGAAAATATCTTTTGATATGGATAAATTTAAACCTCTTAAACAAGGTAAAGAAGGAAAAAATCCTAGAAAAGAAATTCAATCAAAGAAATTAATTGAAATTGATGGAAATTCACCCTATTATTATAAATTAAGTAAAACTCAAAAACAAATCTCAAATCTCCTCAATGATTATGATAATCATGTTGAAGATATTCGTGGTAATTATTTAGAGGTTTGTAAAACAAAAATTAATTTTAAAGATGATTATAATATGAAAATTCTACAATATCCTAATTATAGAAATGCTATTAAATTAAATCTAATGGAAGAAAAGAAAATGCCATATGGAAAATATAAAGGTAAAGATATCGATGATTTACCAGAAGATTATATTAAAAAAGTTCTTATAAGATCAAAATTATATCTTACAAATAGTAAGTTTAGAAAAATAATGCAACAAAGTAAATTTGGTGATTTAATCAAAAAACTTAATCTTGAAAAAATGAAAACTAAATCTAAATCTAAATCTGGTGGTAGAAGAACTAAAAGAAAAACTAAAAGAAAAACTAAAAGGAAAACTAAAAGAAGAACTAAAAGGATTCATAAAGGTAGAACACCTTCAAAAAAAACGATATATTATTTTTATGCTGATTATTGTGGTTATTGTAATCGTTTTAATCCTATGTGGAAAACACTTGAGAAAAAAATGAGAGACAAGATTAATTTTGTTAAAATTGATGGAGTAAAAGATAATAATAAAAAATTATTACTAGAATATCATGTTCAGTCATTTCCTACTCTCATAATGAAAGGTAGTAAACGTAAATTTAAAAATGAAAGAACTGAAAATAATATAATTAATTATCTTAAAAGTTTTTAAAAAAATGTTAAATCTTTATTTGAACAACCTACTTTTTGTATTTTACTTGTTTCTATATCTTCAATAAAAGTGTTTAACATTTCACATTTACTATTTACATTATCTCTTATTTCCAACATAATTTTAATAAGATGATTAATTTGTTTTTTCAATAAATTTAGTACAAATGTATAATTCATAAAAATATTATGAATATTTTCATCTATATTTGTTGAATCATTATTTAGTGCCTTGTAAATATTTATATGTTTTGATGATATATCTAATAATAATGATAAATCTATATTAGATATCTTTTTCTTTTCATTTTCTAATAAATTTATTTCTCTATGAATATTATCATTTACTTGAGAACATTTTCTTTGTAAATCATCTAATGAATTTGATAATTCCAATACACTATATTCATCCATTTCTGTTTCTGGTAACATTTGAGAATATGTTTTTTGTGTTAAAAATTTTTCTTCTAATTTTTTTACAAGATTTTCATAATCATTCATTTCTTGTATCCTTGGTTGTATTCCATTAAATTGTGAACACTCATGATCACAAAATAAACAATTTTCTTTATCATTACCCCATTCACCTTGAACATGATTTACTAATGCATTTACATTAGGTTTTAATTGTTCTTTATAAAGTTTTGCTTTTATCATATGAAGAATTGTTTCTAATATTTCATGTATATTATGAGAATCAATATTTGAATAATTTAAAAGATTTTCTAAAAATGATACATTATTACCTTCAACAACTATTGGTTGATTGATAACAAATTTACCATTCACGATATCTTGTATCATAGAATTATAATCAGAATAATTATAAGGTCCCATTTATTTAATATTATATATTTATTTTAATTCCCCAACTAATATCACATATTCATTTTCTTGTAATAAATATTTTTCTTTTGCTTGATTGGAATGATGTGCTCCAATTCCTTCAAATAATTCAGTAGGTGATTGTTTTACATTTGAATTTTTTAAGTAATATTTATTTGCTTCAACTCCTCTCAATATAGCTGTCCCCCCTGGATGTAAAGATA